CGCATCTTTTCGCGAAAAAAAGCGGCAAACCGGCATGGCTACTAGCACTGACGGAAACGGGTCGCGCGCGTTCGCGATCCCCGAGTCGCTCGCGGCGCTCGTCGTGCCGATCGCGAGCGTGCGCCCGTTCCCGCGCAACCCGAGACGCGGCTCGATCGAGCTGATCAAGTCGTCGCTCGAAGCGCACGGCCAGTACCGCCCGCTCGTCGTCAATCGCCGCACGAGCGAAGTGCTCGCCGGGAATCACACGCTCGCCGCCGCCGTCGAGCTGGGCTGGCCCGAGATCGCCGTGACCTTCGTCGATGTCGATGACGAGCAAGCAGCGCGCATCGTCGCGATCGACAACCGCTCGACCGACGTCGCGAGCTACGACGAGCGCGAGCTTGCCGATCTGCTCGCGTCACTCGACGATCTGAGCGGGACCGGCTACGAGCAAGACGACTTCGACGCGCTGCTCGCGTCGCTCGCGCTACCCGACGACGACGAGCAGCCCGAGCGCGAGCGCTACAGCTTCGACGTCTACTCGCGCAGCGTCGTGATCGAGCAAGCCGTCGCGATCTTGCGCCGCGAGGGCTTCCCCTACCGCTCCGTCTTGCCGCACGTCGCCATGACCGAGATCAACGCGCTCGCCGCGCTGAGCGACGAGAAGCTCGGGCACTCGCGACTCGGCTACAACGTCGCCGACACGTACCACCCGCATCGCTACCACGCGCGGGTCGGCAAGCAGCGCAACGCGATCGAGAACTTCGAGGACGATCGCAAGCTGCGCGTCGCGCTCGCGCACCTTTTCGAGAACGGCATGGGCTGGTCGATGCTGCCGAATCTGCTCTCGCTCACGCACGGCGCGCAGGTGCCCTTCAACTTTCGGCCCGGCTTCGCGCTGCTGCTGCTGCGTCGCTTCGGCTTCGACGGCGCGACCGTGCTCGACACATCGGCGGGCTACGGCGGGCGACTGATCGGCTTCTTCGCGTCGTCGTGCTCGACGTACATCGGCATCGACCCCGCGACCGAGACGATGCGCGGCAACGCCCGGCTCGTCGAAGAGCTTTGCCCGAAGACGAAGCGCGTCGAGCTGATCAAGCAGCCCGCCGAAGACGTCGATGCGAGCGCGCTGCCCGCGTGCGACGTCGCGATCACGTCGCCGCCGTACTTCTCGAAGGAGCGCTACTCAGACGAAGAGACGCAGTCGTGGAAGCGCTACCCGAAGTCGGAAGAGTGGCGCGAAGGCTTCCTCGTGCCGATGCTCGCGCTGCAGCACGCAGCGCTCAAGAGCGACGCGATCAGCGTGATCAACGTGACCGACGTCAAGATCGGGCGCGAGACGATCCCGCTCGTCGAGTGGACGCTCGACGCAGCTCGTCGCGCAGGCTTCGAGGTCGAAGCGGTCGAGACGATGCCCTTCAATCACCGCTGGGGGTCTGAGCAGGGCGAGCCGGTGAGCGAGCCGCTGCTCGTGCTTCGCAAGCGATGAGCCTCTGCACGAGCACGACCGCGAAGGGCAAGCCGTGCCGCAATCACGCGGTGCGCGGGACCGACAAGTGCGGCCCGCACCTGGGCGTCACGCATCGGCCGACGACCTTCTCGCAAGACGTCGCCGACAAGCTCGTCGTGATGCTGCGCGCCGGGAACTACCTGCACGTCGCCGTCGCCGCTGCGGGCGTGCCCATGACGACGTTCAAGGACTGGCTGCGCAAGGGCCGCTCGCCGCTGCTGGTCGATCTGCCCTTCGTCGAGTTTCGCGAGCGCGTCGAGAGCGCGCGCGCCGAGGGCGAAGCGCGCATGGTCGCGGTGATCGCCCGCGCAGCTCAAGACGGCGACTGGCGCGCAGCGCTCTCGCTGCTTGAGCGCGAGTTCCCCGAGCGCTGGGGGCCGGTCAGCGTCCGCGTGCGCGAAGTCGAAGCGCCGCCTGCGCCCGAGATCACGCCGCGCGACGATGACGATCCCTTCCGCGAGGTAGACGAGCTTGCCGAGCGACGGCGATCACGCACCGGGTGAGCTAGGCACCTTCGAGCGCTTCTGCCTCGGTCTGCCGCTCGAAGACGGTCGCGCGCTCGTGGTCGAGCACTTTCAGCGCACGATGCTGATCGACTACTTCGACGGGGTCGTCGAGACGCTGATCTTGATCCCGAAGAAGAACGGGAAGACGACGCTGCTCGCGGCGCTCGCGCTGTACCACGTGATCGTCACGCCCGACGCTGAGTGCGTGATCGGCGCGGCGTCGCGCGATCAGGCGACGATCTTGTACGAGCAGGCGGTCGGCTTCGTCACGCGCTCGTCGTATCTGCAGCAGCGCGTCGTCGCGAAGCGTGGGTATCGCGAGATCAGATCGCGCAGCGATCGCGGCCGGATCAGAGTGCTCGCTGCTGACGTCGATACGGCCGACGGGATCATCCCGACGCTCGCGCTCGTCGATGAGCTGCACCGGCACAAGTCGGCGGGGCTGTACGGCGTCTTCCGTGACGGACTCGGGCCGCGTCACGGGCAGATGGTCACGATCTCGACTGCGGGCGATCACGAGCGCAGCGTGCTCGGTCAGATGCGAGCTGCTGCGCGCAAGCTGCCCGGCGTCGAGCACGACGGCAAGCACGTGCACGTTCGCACGGCCGACGAGAGCTTCGCGCTGCACGAGTGGTCGCTCGATCGCGACGACGACGTCGAGAATCTCGCGCTCGTCAAGCAAGTGAACCCGGCGAGCTGGCAGACGATCGAGCTGCTCGCGCAGCGGCTCAAGTCGCCTTCGACGCTGCCCTGGCAGTGGGCGCGTTTCGCGTGCGGCGTCTGGATGAGCGCCGAGGGCTGGTGGGTGCGGCCCGAAGACTGGGACGATCTCTCGCGCTTCGAGCTGATCGAGGCTGGCGAGCACGTCACGCTCGGCTTCGACGGCTCGCGCTACGGCGACGCGACTGCGCTCGTCGCCTGCCGCTTGAGCGACGGTCGGCTTGAGCTGCTCGGCGTCTGGGAAGCACCGCGCGGCGTCTCAGACTGGGAAGTGCCCGCAGGCGAAGTCGATGCGGCGGTCGCGCGCGCGTTCGAGCGCTACGCCGTCGTGCGCGCGTACTTCGACCCCCCGCTCTGGCAGACGGAGATCGACGGCTGGGCGCGCGACTTCGGCGAAGACGTCGTCGTGCGCTACCCGACGAACCGCACCCGCTTTATGGCGGCGCTCGAACGCTTCCGCACTGACGTCGCGTCGAGCGCGGTCACGCACACCGACGACGAAGCGCTGACGCGGCACGTGCTCGCAGCGCAGATGCGCGAAGTACGAGGCGGCTACTGGCTCGAAAAGGCGACGACATCGGACCGGATCGACGCAGCGATCGCGAGCGTGCTCGCCTACGAGGCACGCAGCGACATCGTCTCGTCGGGCTGGCGTCCACGATCGAAGGTCCCGGTGAGCTTCTGACGTGAGCACGTATTCCCAGACTGAGCCGCAGACGCTGCCCGAGCAGTGGCGCGACACGCTGCTCGAACGCCTCGGGGAAAGGCAGACGGAGCTTGCGCGCTTCGATTCGTACTACACGGGCGCGCATCGGTTGCTCTTCGCGACGGCGAAGTTTCGCGAGACATTCGGCACGCTCTTTTCGAGCTTCGCCGACAACTGGTGCGATCTCGTCGTCGATGCCTCAGTCGAGCGTCTGCAGGTCGAGGGCTTTCGCTTCGGCAGTGACGACGCCGACGGCGACGCCTGGGCGTTCTGGCAGGCGAACGATCTCGACGCCGAGTCAGAGCTGGCGCACACCGAGTCGATCAAGCTCGGCTGCGCGTATGCGCTCGTCGGTCCCGACGACGCAGGCGAGCCGTCGATTCAGATCGAGCCGCCGACGAAGGCGATCGTCTGCGTCGATCCCGCGCAAGGGCGCAAGCGACTCGCCGGGCTGCGCGACTGGATCGACGAGTGGGGCGTCGAGCACTGCGTGCTGTACCTGCCCGACGTGATCGTGTGGTGGCGACGCGAGGGCGAGTCGAAGAGCTGGGAGGAAGAAGAGCTGACGTCGGGCGCGAATCCGCTCGCCGTCGTGCCGCTCGTGCCGCTGCCGAACATGCCGACGCTGACCGAGCGCGAAGGCCGCTCAGACATCGAGCGCGTGATCCCGCTGCAAGACGCCGTGAACAAGCTCTGCGCCGACATGATCGTCGCCAGCGAGTACGCCGCCTACCCGCAGCGCTGGGTGACGGGCGTCGAGATTCCGAAGTACCCCGAGGGACACCCGAGCGCGGGCCAGCCGCTGCCGTCGATGGTGCAGTTCTTGAGCGGCGCTGATCGCGTCATGGCGGTCGAAGACGCGCAAGCGAGCTTCGGCAACTTCGCCGTCAGCGACCTCACCATCTACGTGAAGGCGATCGAAATGTTCGTGCAGCACGTCGCAGCGCAGACGCGCACGCCGCCGCACTACTTGCTCGGCGCGATGGGCAGCTTCCCGTCGGGCGAGTCGCTCAAGGCGACCGAGACGGGCCTCGTCGCGAAGGTGCGACGCAAGCAGCTCGCGCTCGGCGAAGGCTGGGAAGAGGCGATCAGACTCGCCTTCAAGGTCGCGGGCGACACGACGCGCGCCGAGGCGACCGACTGCGAGACGATCTGGAAGAACCCCGAGAGCCGCTCGCAGGCCGAGACGGTCGATGCGGCGGTCAAGCTCGCCTCGATCGGCGTGCCGCGCCCCGCCCTCTGGGAGTACGTCGGCGCGACGCCGCAGCAGATCGAGCGCTGGATCGAAGAGGGCGCACCGACCGAAGGCCCGGCAGTCGTCGCACGCGAGACGATTCAGCCGACACCGGCCGAGGTCGCAGAGCAGCTTCCGCAAGCGTCGCCGACTGAGTCGGCGACGATCACGAGCACGGGAGGCACGTAGTGGCAGACGAGACACCGGCCGCAGGCGGCGCGACGCCGACGAGCGGCCCGACCCCCGAGGGCGCGACGTCCGACGGGCCGACCGACGGCGGCGCGACGCC